AGATGCACAAATAGTAGAAACTTTTAATTTTGATTATACCCCGACCCCAACTGAATTAATATATGGCAGAATTCCATCCAATGAATGTGTATTTTGTTGGAATAGTATTAATCCCATTAATAATCTAATATATGGTTATGGCGGCGTAAAATTGTATCGCAAGGATTTATTGCTATCTATATCCGAATGGAAAGTAGACTTAGCAACTAGTATGGGAGCCGAATTTGTAAGCAAAAACGAAATATCAAACGTAACTGCATTTAATACAGATCCGTTTAGTACGTGGCGTAGTGCATTTAGAGAATGTACAAAGTTGGCCAGTGGTATAATTAGTGATGATAGTATAACTTTAGAAAGACTCGATGCATGGTGTCAATTAAACAATAATGTGCCGTACGGGTTCTATTCGTATGGCGGAGCATTAGCAGGCAAAGAATACGGATTAAAGAATAAAAACAACTTACCAGCATTAAAATTAATCAATGACTTCGATTGGATAAACAATGAATTTAATAGAATTACAACAGAATACAACGTTTCAAGTAATATTAGTTGATAAGCCATATACTGACAAAGAGTTATATAAAATGGCCGATGGCCTAACGACATGGTTTGTTAATGCCGAAATAAAAGACACAGAAGTATTTGAAAACTTTGATTGGAAATTTATTCCAGTATCATATGAAAAACGCCATTTGCATTTATGGGTCTGGGAAGATAGAAGTTTTTGGTTAGTAAAATTAATACCGGCGGGCTGGAATGATTCATATATACAATACCCCGTGCGTCCACGAAGATCCATATCGTGTAGTCCTTATTATAACGGCAAGACAGATGAAATGCTAACGTTATTGCCTCCAACATATGATTTAAAATATGACCATGTTTGGCATTTTGATACCAGTACTACTGACGGTGAAGTTGTCGAGGCCGTAAGAATTTCTTATGTTCCTGACTCAGAAGGCATTAAAATTGTACACAATAATGTAAAAAATCAGTTTAATTTAGTCACAAATACAGCCTTGCCTGCTAGCCTATACACAGACATACCCCAAGCAACATTACATTACAGTCAAGGTAATTATTGTCATGTTTGGAATTTAACTGGTGATATCAATTTGCCAAACTATGATGTATGGGCATACAAATTGGAACCGAACAATTTTATCGGATCAGTATTGCAAGGAACTATAAATGCAATACCCGAGGAGTTTTATAAAGACATGACATGGGAGGTTAATCCATTATTTGATAATATCAAATTTGAAAATTTTGATTTTGACTACAGGCCATTGGCTGATTCAATGAAGCTAACACATACTTGGTATTTAGATTCTAGTTATACACCCCCCGGAGAAAGAATATGGGCAATTAGATTAACTCCAAGTGCAGACTGCCGCGGCGACATTGATATGGGGCAAGTCAAATTAAATCTAGTTCCTAAAATAATTATAAATCCAGATTTTCAATTGTACAACTGGTCGGTGGTAACTGATAGTTTTATACCTAGCTATGATTCACTACAGTTTTTACATGTATGGTATTGTGAAGGCACCGATAAAAGATATGGTGTTAAGATATCTTTTATAGACAATCCTCCCGAATATAAAGAGCATGGGTATATACGCCCTTATATGTATAATTGGAGTATGGGCCCAGGAGATACTAAACTATATTGGCACTTTGATAAATTCTGTAGTCCAGGCGTTAAGTGGAATCAAAAATATATGCCAGCCCGTGGTAACGAAGATAAAGTGCATGTGTTTATGATGACAAATCCAAAGAGTGGTCGAGTAACCGACTGGGCTGGATGCTATCTTGTTCCGCTCGGAACAGAACTAACGCCCAGATTACAAAAGACAGCAGTTAAAGTATGGGATCATGGATGTATAGAAGAAGAATTTGATATTGTATTTTTAAGTAATAACGAACCATATGCCGATGAAAATTATAAAAAATTAGATAAGCTAATACACAACAAGACCAAGCTACATAGAATAAACGGAGTAAAAGGTTTATTAGAAGCACATAAAGCCGCCGCCAATGTAGTATCCAGCAATATGTTCTTTCTAGTAGATGCAGATTGTGTGGTAGATGGTAGATTTACATTCGACAATTATCCCAAGTTACATGATAGAGATGTGGTATACGTATGGCATGTAAAGAATGTAGTCAATGGATTAAGTTATGGCTTCGGCGGCGTCAAATTATTTCCAACAGAATTATTGAGAAACGCAACTAAATGGAATATAGACTTAGCTACTAGTATAGGAGCCAAGTTCACAGTAATTCCTAGAACAATAGGCACAACTGAATTTAACAGTGATCCCGAAACAGCATGGCGAAGTGGATTTAGAGAAGCCGCTAAATTATCTAGTAAATTAATTAAAAATCAAGTTGATGAAGAAACCGACAAGCGTTTAGAAGTTTGGTGTTCTGTTAACCTTGGAGTTGAAAACGGCGACTGGACTGTTAGTGGCGCACAAGCTGGAAGAGACTGGGTCAGGCAAAATACGAACGATATAAATCTAATAAACGATTTTGATTGGCTACATGAGCAGTGGATTACACATTCTGCAAACAAATGAAAACTAAAGTTGAAATTATTGTGTACGTTTGCATGTTTGCAATATTGTATCATAATTGGACATACTTTCCTAAACCTAGACAAGAAGTCAGCGGCACACTAATAAAAATTAAAAATGAAAACTAAAGATTTACTATACGGACTAGATGAATGGGTGTTGGTTCAAACTCATCCTAAGATATTTAGAGCAATATACGACTACGCACATAACCCAGGTAAACAACATCAATATAAAGTTCTAGACACCGTGCCGAATTTTCTTAGAAATAAAACAAGTGCCGGACTTGATCGATTAACAGATGATGTAGAAACATTAATAGAACTACTGTTGCTAACTCAGTGTGTACTGCCTAGATTCTTGGATAATCTTAAGATAGCAATGAACACGTATAGTACAGTTAACTGGAAAGACGGACTTAGTAGATTTCAAATACAAAGTAAAGTATGGGCGGCTGTACAATTAAAAGAATATAACGTTGGAGAATTATATCTCTGTGGCGGGTGGATTGGCACTATAGGACGAATAATATTTGACCATAATTCTTCTACTAGTAATATAACTAGCTTTGATATTGACGATACTGCTAATAAGGCCGGCGAAATATTAAACAGAGATATCAAGTATACTGCAATTAACAAGGATATCTACGATATAGATTATAGTAACGCAGATACTATAATCAATACGATATGTGAACATATCCCTAATATCTATCGTTGGCTAGACATGATACCAACCGGTAAGCGATTGGTATTACAGAATAATAATATGTTTGAAATGCCGGATCACATAAATTGTGTAAGTGATCTAAAACAGTTTGAAGAAATGGTCGAGTCTAGAGTTGATATCAAATATTCTGGATGCATCTCATTTAATAAATGGTCCAGATATATGATTATCGGTGAAAAGCGTTAACCGATATATACGTCAAACGTACATCCAGGATTCTGACACCATTCGTCCATTAAGATACCACGTTGAATCATGAACTCTTCATTTTCATTGACAAATGTTCTCAATTGATTATCGTCAGTGAATTCTAAGGTTACTGTACAAGTAAGTTTATCGTCAGTTATTTCCATAGCAGAACCAAGAAAGCCATCGTGTTCCATTGCATTATTTCTCATTGACTTCATAACGTCGTGCTCTCGATACTGGGCAAAGAAAAACTCAACCTCAGGTGATGGACGCTTTAAAATAGTAATAATTTTTATACTCATAGTATATCTCCGTATTGCATATATTTAGTTTATAATGAACTCTGCGTCCAAATGTGTATTAACTATAGTATTTTCACTAGATTTAACGGTTAAACTACGAATAATAACAGGATGCGGATTTCTGCCTTCCAGTATTCCTAGTATGTTACTACCGTATTCGTATTTGGCCCTACTGTAAGGAGGCACAATTTCTAACAATGATTGGGAATATAAATCGCTTCGAGTAGTAGTAGGCAGTTTACGTATGCCTTTATTAGTAGCAATTACATTTCTGTAATCTCTAGCCATAAACGCTGTAAATCGTTCTTCTTGGATACCGGCATAAAAGATGTCTCGTAAAAATCTGCCAATAACATCTAGTCCGTCATGGGTTAAAACATGCCCGCGATCTTTGTGTGCGAATACATTGCCCACGGTATAAAACGGCATACTAGTCCAATTAGTCTTTGTTGCAAACATAGTTAATGTATTATTGTCGTCAAAATGCCCCCATAAACTATGACCTAGTTTATTTAAACTGGCAGTTTCAAATGCTTTCCTAAAGTATATATCTAAGTTTTTAGTTAGCTTGACTCTAATATTAGATGTCTGTGTTTCATATACTTCGAGTACTTGATCCATATGGCTATCATTTAGTTTTGTTGCGGTGTTTGTTAACATAGGTATTCTTGTTGCGGTGTTTGTTAACATAGGTATTCCTTAATATCTATATCACTTACAAACTCGAATTTGTCTGTTATGAAATTACTTACACGTCTGTATCTAAACACGCCGGGCAAGCTAGGAAATTTAGTCTTACGTATGAAATATTCCCGGTCGCCAGTCAGTTTAAAGATTAGCTCTTTTGCAGGAAGTTTATAACTAGTCCATTTGTTTTGTATTTTATCTTCAGGATTGTTTAGGGCCCATTGTTGCCATTCCTGACTTTGCCAAAAATGACAAATATGTTTAGAGATATAATCATCGTTAATTGTTAAGTCTGCATTTTTATGACTCAATATTCTAAATTCAACTGCTTGCCATTTCATTGCAAAATTTTGATACCATAAGTAGTCGCTCCAACTTTTAATTTTCCATGGACAAGTAGCAATTAACTGCTCCATTTGATCTAAGAAGAATTTAGTCTCGGTTTCATTTTGAATTTTATGATTGAAGAAATCATAAGCAAATACTTTGTAATTGTTTTGAATAATGCTTTCTGTGCCAAAAAAGTCTATGCTAGATTTTAATGTCAAACTGCCAAATACGTTATCAGCAAACTCGCCGGTAATTATATAGTTAAACTCATTAAAATAATTTTCAAATGAATTACTACTAGCCATAGTATAGTTGCGTTTAATTATATTTTCGTAAAATATTGGATTTTCTTGTATACTATTAGTGTTTAATATAATTAATAGTCGTTCTTTAAACTCAGGACTTGCATAGGTATGCATTAATGAAACTATTAATGTACTGTCAATGCCGCCGCTATACATAATAACAGGACGCAACATTGTTTGCTTAATATGTTGTTCTATTTTATCCCATGTCTGATAACATAGTTCTTCAAATGTTAATGACATATCTTGTTTAGTAGGCATGGGATGTCTGTTAACTACATTGAACGGTAGTTTTATAGTACCAGTTCTATCAACTAAACTAATACCACTATTAAATGCTTTACTAAACACACTATAGGTCTTCAATGCAGGCACATCTTTACACCATTCAGGTTTATATACATCTAATTGATTATAATATAATAGTGATTTCATAAGAGTATGTTTAAAAAGGTTTCTTTATGCAAATCTTTTGCAATTTGTTTTAATTCTTCGGCAGTTTGTGATTGCTTAATTAGCCTTAAATATTTTATTCTAAACCATTCTGTTTTCTGTAGAGACTCTTGGTGCATTGTATATTGTAAAATAATTTGATCCGCACTTTGTTTAATAGTGCAGTTGTCTAGTTCTGCATAATCAACTACTAGCGGAGCATTAATGTTTGTAGGATCATAATTGTTTTGTTGTAGTAACAATGCTTGATCATATTTCATTTTATAAATTTCAGCCTGTCCAGTTACTTTGTCTTGTTCCTTGACTCTAGCTAATCCTATTTTAGTTAATAAATCATAATAGCACATTTGCTTATATTCAGCAAATTTTCTTAGATTGGAAATATCATCATTTGGTACAGGACTAAAAACAATGTTAGATCCTTGCAGTATAAAATCAGTTGGAGTAGACCTGAACTGAGGTTCTAAACTGTTATCTAATTGTCCAGTATAAACGTGAGTATCAAAAAAGCATTCATTAATAAAATATAAATGTTTCTTCTCGGGGGCGTGTAACAATACCCTATTTAGGCTTGTAGTTAAAATGTGCATCCACATATCTGTCTCTCTTATAAATTAAAAAGGCGTGTCTTGTATTGGTCAAACCATTCAGCTTTCTTATCTTTAAGAAATGTTGCACTGACATTTTTAACACTCATTCCTGCTAAATCATCGGCAGTTAATCCAGTACCATTCATCCACATGAATTGGAAAAAACCAGCAGGCCTGATCCTGCCACTGCGATATCCTCGCATAATATATTCGTCAGCAAGCGCCCATGCCTTAGGCAGACTCATATGCTTGTTGGTCCATAGACTCCATTTAAAGAAACTGTTATTTGCAACACCTTTATTAACAATGGTATAACCATATGATTCGGGATCAGCTTCAAATTTGCTGGGCCATATTTTCTTTTCGTTAATATTAAATCCCAAGGGCTCTACTGTATAACCATCTAATGGACAATTCGGATCTTCAACCCACTTCATCCATTCTCTAAATGTTTCCTCGGTCTCATGTGGTAGCCCAACAATAAATCCGCTACTCATTGTTATATCTTTGCCCCATTCATCGTCCCTGAGCCAATGCAGTAATTCTTTACCTTTTTCTGGATGAAGACCTTTACCGATAGATTTTGCACTATCGTGATTCATAGTCTCTAATCCAAACACACACGTCTTCAAGCCACTTTCTTTTAAAAGAGGAGCCATGTCTCTATTCTGATATATTAAGTCGTGTCTCAAATAAGCACTAAACTGTATTTTAAATGGCAATTTAGAAAACACTTCATTGTAAAGTTTTTCTACTTTATAGATGCTATCGTTATATGTATCATCCGCAAAAATATAATTAGTAATACCCCATTGCTCATAGTTACGTATGAATTCTTCTCTTAATGGGCCTGGATCTTTGATGTAATCTAATTTAGTTTTACCATTCATTGGAAAACTACAAAAGTCGCATCTAAAAATACAACCCCTGCTAATCTCTATAGGTAACACTTCGTTTTCATAAATTAAATCATTAGGTTGCCATAATACTTGACTAGTCTGGAAATTCCATTCGGGATCTTTAATCCAATCTACTTCTATTTGTTTATCGTTAATTGGAACCATTTTAAGTACAGATGCATCATATGGTTTGCCAGCTAAAAAATGTGCATATTCAACGGTAGTATGGTCGGCGTATCCGTGAATGAAACAATCAACAAGTTTACTGTTTTTGTATTGACTACGTTGTCCACCTAATACTATTTTTGTGTTAGAGTTTACTTCTCTAATATGGGAAATAAATGCATGACTTACTTCTGGTTTAAACGGGAAGTCCTCAGTATAGCGTAATTCTCTTCTATAATGATTGGGCCTACTATTATCACTAAGTGCTTCGTCTCTGATGGCGTACAGTGTACTACTGAATCCTACAAATAATGTATTTGGTCCAACAAACTTATCGACGATTAGTTTCAATTCGTCCAAGTTCCATTCAGTAAAATAGTCTACTACTTGTACAGTATATCCATTTTTACGTAGTTCGGTGGCGATTCGATATGCGCCCAGTAGTCTTTGGAATACTGTCGTGCTGGTAAATTCTGTAAAAATTACAATGTCTGAGGTCATTAGATTCGTTTAAGTATAGGATAGAATATCATGCATGGATCAAATTCCCACCATTTTTCGCCAAAGTTAAAATTGCCCGGGTGTTTGTGATGATTGTTATGCCATCCTTGACCCCACGCAAAATAACCAAGCAGTGGCACATTTGTACTATTGTCTTTGATTTCATGGTTCCTATAACCTAAACCATTCCAATGGCAAAATAGATTGACGCAAGCTTCTTGATGTATTCCAGTAATCATTGGGATTAGTATTAGCCCAACGGCTACTTGCCAGTTGATTAAGGCAGTTACTAATATTACACCCCATACTATTCTATAATAGTTTGTGTGTACCCATACTTGGAATTTATCACGTAGCAAATCTACTGCATATTTCAAGCTAACATCAGTGGGAGTAATTTTCCAACTCCAACTCAGATAAGCGTGAAATTTGCCATGGATAGGACTGTGGATGTCTCGTAATGTGTCTGCATGATTGTGGTGGTAGCCTCTATGTAATGCTACCCAAAAAATAGGACTACCTTGTCCAGCCATACAGCCTAACAATGTAAGTACTTTTCTTGTAAATGAACTCATTTCTGGAATACATTTATGACTAAGAACACGATGTAAGCCAATTGCACTGCCAAGGCCGCTGATAAGTACCCAACCCACGGGCCATAGCCACAGGTAAGATAAGTCCCCGTACAGGAACAAACAAATAGTTCCTATTAGGGCGGCCAAATGTACAGGCCAAAATAATTTAATGCTATGTCCGGTCGTTTTCATATTACTATTTATTATTTAATTTCTTGACGAAATTCCGGCTTTAGATATTGCATAGTTACAACTAGTTCGGTGGGCCATAATGCACTGTTCATTAACCACATCCATTGATCTATAAATTGGGGTCTTGTATTGGGCGGAATAACGTTAATAACTACGCTGTCGTATCGTTCTTTTCGTTGTTCGACATACTTGGGCCATATACGTTTATGTGCTAGATAATAGCGTTTAGGGTATGCCATAATATATTGAAAGCAGTTTCTTTTTTCTGCAAATTCAATAGCATGTTGCATAATTTCAACTAATCCGTTTCTATTACCTATACTTTTAACTTTGTGTGCTCTTCTACTAATTGCTTTTTGAATATACCACATATTAGTCTCAGGGCTAAAATACTGTGTCATTGCAGAATACAATATATTTGTGTCTTCGTCAACATATCCCCACATCATATATTGGGGATTATCTTTACCTAAGTATAAGTTAGCAAGATTGTTGTGCTTACTCATCATCATATCTTGTTTATAAAAAGGAACTGCCGTAACATCTACCCCCGCAAACGTATTGTAGTCCTGTTGGATTTCGTCAATTTGGTCAAAATAACTTAGGTCTAATTTAATAATTTTCATGAAAGGCTCTTAATAAAGTCTGTTGCTAACATTTCAAATCTATGATCGTTATAAGGTATATAGTTTAACATTTCTTGTTGAGCTTGTAAATTTAATAGTTTTAATGTTTCGTAACCGTGATATTTTTTTCTAAATTTTAATAGAAAATATTGATAATAGATTCGAAACTTTGAACTAGCAATACTTAACTTGCCGTCTAGTTTATTACTTAATAAGTCCTGTACAATTTGATCATTTACGTATGATTTCATTATTTCAGGAGTGTAGCTAAAGAACTCACTGATAACTGGACGATTGTTTAATATGCTGTACTTGGGTACACTAAGGTCATTGTTTTCTCTTACATAGTAAACCCAGTCGTATTGTTTTCTAGGAACATCTTCCATCCAGGTGTTCCAATTAAAAATCTTTTCGAAGAATACTTCTCCGGTGCCCAATACAGGAATGTCGTCTTGTATACGATCCAGTGCCCAGATGCATTGTATCTGTGCCAATTGTATACTTTGATATTTCATTCCATACGGTATATATTCTTTGCTATTAAAAAATTCTACAATATCAAGTTCCATTAACTCATACGGTATTGCATGATACTTGCAAAAATCTATAGCATACGCAATGTCATGATCATTATACCCACCAGTGAATCTGATTATGGTTGCTTTTGTTCTTCGCTTTAATCCAGCCCATATAAAACTTTGCATTACTATTTCGCTGTCGATGCCTCCACTAAACAGTACATTAAATTTTTGATTGGGATATGTTTCTGCTAAAATCTGACATACTTTAATGCACTCATCTTTAAAGTTCATAACTGGTCTAGACGGCTTACCCCAATGCATCTTAAATGTGCTATAAGGGTTAGTACGTAAAGTAAACGGAGTACCATCATAACTCCAATGGAAATGGTTATTCTGTGTGTATTGCATTAATTATTATATGGAGGCATCTTATCAAATTCATGGTCGATACTAATTCGAATAAAACTTCGTCGACCAACGCTATCTTCTAAAATCTCCAAATCTCCGCGTCTGTGTATTGTAGCCCAGTTGTCGAATACTAGCACATCTCCCACATTCCATGTGTGTTCGAGAAATTGTGTAGCTTCGATTTGACTAGTGCTTAACTCTCTCATAAAAGAGTTTTCAAGCCATACTTCCTTGCCATCAGTATGTGTTACCTTAGTTCGCAATATCCATGCATTGTCAGTACCGAATGCATTATAACGAACGAACTCTTCTCCGGTCCATGGATGCTTGTCTAAGGCAGGATACCATTTCTGATTAGTGAAATTCTTTTGCCAACTATTATATAAGAAATCTAAATTAGCTAAGTTAATATTGTGCTGATCTTTACTATCCCATTCTCGACGTATAATACCCAAGTCAGCCACATCAGTGCTTCCGCCCGTCATCTTACTAGGTAGTTCTAAGCAATATAGTAATCTGAACGGGAAAGGTTCTAATCCTTTTTCATTAGCAATATCACAATGCCAAGTTAAACTTTTATACAGTCTGGGATAACTTTTGTCGTCATACATTGTGTATGCTACATCATTTTTTGCAACTAAACAGTTTTCTTTAGTATGCTTAGTATACATATCTTTGGTCCACGGACTACCAAACTTTTTACTAAATTCAGCCATGCGATCCGCATCTACATTAATATTCTTAAACACCAGAGCTTTTCTTTTATAAATTAATTTCCTTAATTCAGTGTTATCCAAGGCCATTAACTCATCAAATGTTCCGTGAACAGTACTGCCTATAGTGGGTAGGATTGGTGTATGATTAATCATAGTTATAAAATCTTTCCGGATGAGCAATGTCAAATATAATATGATACCTATCAGTGGAGCCTTTGTTTTCTCCCCAATGCTTGGCTCTATTATTAAATCGCCATAGTTCGCCGGGCCTGCACTTTATATTTTCCGTTTCAGTAAAAAATTCAACTTGCGGATTAGTATCTAACACAATATGATATCTGTTGTGTATGTGAAAGTATGCTCCTGGATCAACGTGCGGATATATTTTGCCGCCCGGCGATAGTCTAGAAATATAAGCCCTGCCCATAACACCTGCAGGAATCAATGTCATTGCATGTTCTATTAATTTTCTTGCAGTAGGTAATTTACTATATGCGTTACTATCTATAACTGATATAGCGGCTTGGTCAGCTAAGTCCTTGGCATCCCATATTTCGTCGTTGGTCCTACTAGTATAATCGCCCGACGGATGAATACGTAAGTGTATGCTTTCGACTTCTTCTAATGCTGGCGCTATTTTTTTATATTTGGTATGTGGCGCAAACAAATCTAAATTCCGCATCAATTCTTCAAATGCAGGTTTGATATTTAAATTACTGGCAATGTGGTCAAAATAAATCATGATGTGTATGTAGAGAACACAAGATGAACTCTGGGTTTGAAACTGGCATTCAATGCAGTATGATATTGAGTACTAATCAAAGTATACAATCTACCTTCTTCTTCCATCCTATATAGCCCTTGTTCTGTTCCTATGAAACAGTTAGCATTAGTAGCAATTGGGATATGATATCTAATTTCATCGCTGTCCCTGTGCCAACTATAACAGGTCTTGGGTTTTAGTAACATTAATCTAATTCTTCCCAACGGGAATGAACTAACATTCTGTACAGATTTGATTACATCTTCCCAATACCTGCCTTTAACGTAATCACTGATAACAGTATAATTTTCCTCTAGGTCGCTGGCAACACCGTTTTCTCTATCATACAAACTTCCCACGCCATCGTACATTTGTTCTTTTATAGTGGTAAATTTGCCACTATGACTTAATGCAATCTGATTAGCATCTTTATGGAATGGGTATTGGCGATACAATAATTCCAATTCTTGTTTTAATCGGACTGCATCATATTTAATATCCAATTTCCGGACGTCTAACGCATCAGTTGTCATATAGTACTAGTGTCGCCTTTGTATGTTATACTACTTATGTAACTGTTCTCATCTGAAATATCTATAGTAAATGCAATGACTTTAATTAGTTTTTCTAAGTCTAAGATGCTTCTCGGTTGTCGTAGTTGTGCAAACGTATACGTATTGGTATCCATCAAAAAGTCTGTTTTAACATGTCCTGGTTTTACATTTATAATTTTGCACTTACAGCCGGCAGATAAATTCATTTGATAACTAACATCGTCTAGTGCTTTCTTATGTAATCCATAAGGATATACTTTACCTAAAAACATCGACGCATCACCTGCTAGACTACTCAAATTAACAATCATAAAATTGGGCTTTTTATAATGATGTCCGTACCAGCGTTGTAATAAATCAATCTGACTGTATCTAAAATATGCACTGTTTATAAACAAGTCACAGTCTAAACTTTCATTAATGATACGTTCTTGAGCGTCAGCTTTACTAATATCGTATCCGTTAGTCCTGCTAAAGCCCAGCACTTCTATTCCTAGTGCAGAGTAATAATCGGACAATTCTTTGCCTATACCTTTGGTATGGCCAGTTATAGCTATTTTAGTTGGAGTCATTACAATCCTCACATGATATGTTTTCTAGATATTCTAAAAATTTAGTATCAGCATCTTTTTTTAACGGCATAGTAGCAATCCATTGGCAACATTCTGCTGGACGATATCCCAGCGGCAGTGGACCGCAAACACCTAGTTTATGAGGATACATTTTAAAATTGTATCCTCCGTTAGCGTTAACTAAATCAATGAATTTACCAAAGCTTCTACGTTTATCAATTCGACTTATAAAAACACATTCTATACCCAGGCTTTGCGCTACTGCTATTTGTCTAGGAATAAGATACGTACTATTAATATATTTGTCGCTGGGTTCAAATTTTTGTAAATGTGTATGCCTGAATGCAGGCGGTATATAAAATTTTGAACTAACCCTGGCACAGTTTGCTCCCCACTTCTCTGCGCTAATTTCCATGCCGCTAAAAGCTAAAGCCTGACCGTTACGAACTGCAAAGGTCAGGCTAGCAAAGTCATCCGGAGTTAGATTAGCATAATTATCTTTTAATTCGTCGTTACCTTTTTGTATTTCTACTAAGGTTTTGTTGAACAGCGATAAAAATGACTGATTTCGACATAAGTCAGTTACAATTAATCTTTGATCCATTTGTCAATAAACTCGCGTATTTCTCTCTTACCCATATTGAACTTTAATGCAATTGCATCTTCCGTACGATGGTCTTCTAACAAATTATTCCACTTATCTTTACTAATCAGTGCCTGTAGCAAGTCTACTTCCATTCTACTAGCGGTGACAGCATTTTGTTCGTAATCTTCAAAGGCCTCGCACACTTGAGGAAACTTGTCTTTAACTAAGTTATACATTGCATTTGCCAGTTCTTGTATCTCCCACTGGGCATGAGGATCACTGCGAAGTTTAATCATGTGCAAAAAGTTTTTAAGATTTGCTTTCCAATAGAGCTCAGTGTATCCGCCTACTGGAAGCACACTTCTAGCCAGCTCACGTGCAAGTCCATTATCTTCCTCGCCTAACAAACTTGTATATTCTTTGTATGCATTATGAAAGCTACGTTGGAAGGCATGTTGTACTTCACGTTTGTCATTAATGAACCATTCTGATTCTTCTCGCCCTTGCTTGTTAGTTGTACTTTGTTTTTGAATTTGCTCAAGCTCGGGAATATAAAACTCGTCAGTCATTACACTATAACGTGCAGAGTATTCATTGATACTGGCAGTACGATGTCGAACCAATTGTCTCATAACAAAAATAGGCATCTTTAAATGAAACTTAACTTCGCACATCTCAAATGGAGTTGTGTGTTTATGACGCATAAGATAACGAATTAGATTTCTATCATCGTTAACTTGTTTAGTTCCTGCACCGTAACTAACACGAGCGGCTTGGACTACCGCACTATCACTACCCATACTATCTACCAAACCAACAAATCCATGATCCAATATTGGAGTATAGTTCGAATCGTTTTCAAAATTTATTTCACTTCTTAGTGTCATCTGAGTCCCCACCGTTTTCAAAATGTTTTGCCAGCAATATGCTAACATACTTCTTCATATCTTTTTTTAGTTTAACCAAATCCATTGTGATTTCAACATCATCTACCATATCTTTTGAATCAATAATTCCAGTGTTTTCTAGATGCGCCGGAAGACTATCAATTTGCGATACTTCTTCTCCAGCAAACCTAATAGCCTGGCCATTATTTAAATGTACTATGATTTCTTCTATGTACTCTGATGGTACGTGGTTCATAACAACATCACTTAGTATGTCGTCGAATCCCCTGTCTTTTTTTCTAATAGCCATGTCTTAGTCATTCTTTAATGTGACCCTTTTTGACTAAATTTTCTTCGTACTCTAAGGCCGCTACAATTACTGCACATGCCTTAATAAGACTATCATGAAAATCTTGTCTAGTAGGTATCATACCTTTGCGAGTACAATCTTGTGTTAGATAATGACTGGCTATTGCTACCCAGTCATTAACATTGTTAACTAAATCATATTCGCTACCCGGCAAATCTATTTGCCGGTGCCTCTCTATTTTAACTTCTTCTAGTAATTTGTCAAGAGGCGACATTAAGCACCGGCCAACGATTTAACTTTTGTTTTCTTTTCGACTTTAGGAGGATCTAGATCATTTGCTTGTTTACGTAAATCATCTGCTTGTTTGGCAAACATATCTGCTTGTCTACGTAAATCACTGGCTAACTTCTTGTCGTCCATTACACCTTCAGTACTAATAGGTTCATCACCATTCATAGAAGAAATTTGATTGTTAAGTTCTAACAATGTTATTTCTAAATCAGGGCGCGGCCTCATTGTAATTTGGTCAGTTGATACCTTCATTAACCATCCACGTTGGTGCATAGCAGACAACATGTTAGTACCGTCAGTGAAGAATTGTCTGTTAGCATACTCAAAGAAATCTAATGTACTTTGAGAAGTA